ACCCTTATGGCTATCAAATTCATAGCCTTCCATAAGTGTAAACTCAAGGCCACAGCCAGTATCATAAACTACTCTAGGATACGGTGCCTTTCTTTTAGACTTAGTATAAACACACATAATTAATCCTCGAACATGCCGTCAACGGCTGATTGGTCACTATCCTCGATTTCTTTTGCTGCTTCTTCAGCAGGCTCGCTTTCTTCACTCTTCTGGTCCATTAGAGGATTCGGAATTTTCTTTTCTTCCTTTTCAATATTCCCTTCTGAACCAACAAGAGGTTTTGAATCTTTCACGACACCCCCTGTTGGTACTTCTTTATTTTCTTTCGGCTCAACATTTTTATTTTCATGCTCTGTTTTCATTTTCCCTTTTCCTTTCGCTAAAGAACTTCGTCCAGCCTTCGGGCTTTCTTTTTTCTTAGGCTCTTTATCTGGATAAAAAACCTCTGAAATAGTTGCATCACCATCTTTAATTGCATTGAGCGATGATTTCAAAGTAAACAAATCATCTTCATTTATTTCATCAGAAGTTTTCTTTCCAACAAATGCCAAAACAGCATCACGGTTGATTTTCATTGTCGCACAGAATTCAAGAGCTCTCTTGACTTTTACAGCAAGTGGGTCAGGATCATCCATAGCCTTCCTTTTAATCATTCCAAAAACCTCTTTCAAAACAGCCTTAGGAATTACTTTAAAAATAGCATTTCTTTCTGCTATCGCCATTCCTGCGCCTGCTGTGGTATTAATCATGTCATCATTAAAACGGTTTCCATTCTTGCCGAGTATTTTTCTCTGGACACTTTTCCTTGCCATCACATTTCTTTCCATGTCCCAGCAGATTGCTTCACAGGTTAAAGTCTTTGCATCAATAGAAACAATCCTGCTTTCTACTCTAATGTGCTGCCAACTGTAAGCTACTATTTCAGCCATCCTGATTGATTCGCCTGGGATGATTTTATTGCCTCTCGGAAGTGCGTAGAAACAGTCCTGTGCTGTCTTGTGGTCAACTGTAGCAATGATTTCGATTTCTCTTTTAACACTGACTAAATCACGTGGATACCGCTTTGCTATATCAACAGCCGTTTCCATTTGAGCTTTAAGCTCAGGCAATACATTTACATTTACGATGTCGTTTTGCATATCTCTGTCCTTTCTCTTAAATGTTCAATTGATACACCGCCTGATTTGCCTTTAATTTTACAAACCATTGTTCCACATAAATCCCAGCATTCAGATGTTATCTCTGAATCTATAAATTCGTCTTGAAATGACATAACTTCCCAATACCTCACTTTTTTTCCAATTTTAATTTCGCTTTCTTTCATTAGATTTTTGCTCCCTTCGTTTTGGTTAATCTATGCTCAAACGTTTCTTTTACTGCCCCTTCCTCCTCTCTTAATCTCGCCATCAATAATTCTTTTTGCGCTCCTTTCAAGCCTTTGGGTGAATTGTCATTAACCGCTTTCAAAAGTTTTGTCTTTGAAATTGAAAGGCTTTTATCAATCTCACTTGGTGGTATATTATTCTCGATAAAGAATTCTTTTATTATATTAAAACTTTTTTTAATATCCAGCTTATCTTTTTTAATTTCATTTAAATAATATTTCGTGCCGTCTGAATCAGTTAACGGGGAAACATGAAGCCTTGCCCGGAAAATATCATTGAAATTATCAATAACCTTTTGGAGCATTTTTACTCTAGGATAAAGGTCAACAAACATTTCATCCGTGATTTCATGGTTCTGAACGCCTTCAATTGACTGCACTGTATTGTAAACTTGCATTTGCATTGAAGGGCAATTCTGATTTCGGGGGCAATAATAACAATGCTCACCTGCATGATACTCATCAGACTCAGTAATTTTTTTGACTGATTCCTTAAACCATTTTTTCAAATCATCACGGGTGGTTTCGGCTACCTCAATCTCGCCTGACCTTAACCAAAATGTAATTAACTTTACTTTGTTTAATTTCTTAAACTCCGGTACTGTTTCAAGGTGTCCATGAGCATATAATTTAAGCTGGTTCGTCGCATCCTTCTCAACCCGTCCGCTTTTATAATCGCATTCGATTAAAGTATCCGGCTCCTCAATGCCAATTAAATCAGCCGTCCCGCTTACTGTAAAAAAGCCAGTTGTCTCGAGTTCAAAAGGAAGTTCTGAGCCAACTATTTTTGCATATGCCTTTACCGAATCAAATGATTTTTTTGCCTGCCAACTCAAAAACCGCAAATCGTCCTCATCGTCTAAACCCCATTTCTCCATGAATATTTTAAGGTCTGGGACAACTTCACAATTCTGATTAATCATATAACTCGCTACTTCATGGACTGCTGAACCCAGCCGGGCCGGTGTGTCATCACCTACTTGAATTTTAATATCAGGAACGTTCTTTGAAGCAGGGCAATTCAACAAGCGATCCATGATAGAACCTGAAATTTTCATCATAACATTTCCTTTCAATTAAATAAGTTTTTAGTATTCTAAATAAAAGTTTAAAAGTGTAAAGCCTTTTTTACATTTTATTTATCACATTTCGATCTTTTCCATCCTTTCTAAAAAAAGTTACTTTGTTGCATTTTAAACAAGAGCAAGACAGCCTCCCTCCGTTCCCCTCTTCCTCGCTTACCCTTCTTTCATCATGGAAAAATCCTGCAACATTTCCACAATGAGCACACTTTACTTCGTAACGACTTGCCATTAATTTCCTCCTAAAAAACTGGATTCTCTCTTATTAACCTTGTTATCCGGTGCCATTTCTTTTTGCGCTCTTTTTCGTCATTTGAAAATTCATTGTGTTTTTCGATTAATCTTTCCAATGAAATCGGTTCCACATCACTCCCACAGTATGTGCATGTTATTTTATCCTCAACAGGGCTGACATAACACATGCCTGTTTCGCAGTCATCAAGAACAAGTTCGCATTCATTACAATAAATTAAATCATCCATTTTTTTCCTTTCAAATATTGTTTATTTCCTTTGCTCTGATAAATATATATTAACAAATGATTTGGCGGAGTAAATATATTTTTAATATATTAAATAAATTTTTAATAAAAAGATAGGGAAAATGTCCACAATTACCTGAAAGTTTAACTGGGAGTAAATTATAAAGGGATTATTACATCAAAATTTGTTCAAAAATCTTTTTCGTATGATCTTTTCGTTCTAAACAAACTTTAATTGAATGGAAAATTAAGTGAAGATCTTTCGATTTTACATCTGTGGCACCAGATTTATACAGGTCCATTATCTCAGCATCGTTTAACTTGTCACCTGACACGACTATTATCGCCGGAATAATATTTTTAAATTTATCAAGCAGATAATAGCAACCATTTGCCTCAGCCGGGAGGAGGTAATCTATTACTAAAACATCAGGGGAACTGCACGAAATAGCCTTTTCAAGCTCTTCTGTATGCTGATAATCTAAAACTTTAATCTGTCTTTGGTTAAAAAACTTAACAAATAATTGCCTGTAAAAATGCGAATTATCAAGCAGGTACATAACCTCTCCTTTTATTGCCCAGACTTTTCTTTAAAGCTATCAAAATTTTTAATTAAATTCTTTAAGTCGGAATCGATCTTCGTGAGCTTCTGGTATTGCCCTTCGACTGGATCTGTGAGCTGCCGGTCTGTCTCAACTAATTTTGTAATAAATCTCGTGACTTCCCTGGAATGGTCCGCTATCTGGCCATCGTATTTTTCTTCCAGGGCTTTTATTTTTTCGGCATAAGCCTTTGCCCTTTCCTGTCGAAGCTTTTCCTGTTGGTCACCACCTTCTTTTATCAAAGCCTTTACAGTGGAAACAAATTTAATATATACCCCTATTATAGCCCCCAATGAGCCTATAAGTGTAACAATCTGAGTCAAATCCAATTTTTTATGCCTCCGCTGCCCAATCTGCCCAACGTGTCACGCCTTCAAGCTCATACAAATAATCATTCGTATCAGCCGAATAAGGCACTTGTTGGAGATACATTTTATTGCTGCCATGCCCGGATTTTCCTGAAAAGCCTAATTTAATAGTGCCATCTTCATACCGGCCTATTTTGTTGTCGATATCGAAAGTCATTAAAGTCTGAGCTTCGGTTACTGTGGCACTGGGACTTGAAAGGGTTTCGGTGAATTCATCTGAATAAATTCTGCTGTCGTTCGGGCCTTCAGCAAACAGTTTAAAGTTTGCAGTAAGTGAAGCATCGCCAGTGACATTTACTTTGATCGTCAAAGTCGTTATATCACCAATCATCGGGCAATAAACATTCCTTGGATCACCATCCGAATAAGCAACATCGGCTTTGGCATACGGCTCCAAAACAATCTGAGCAGGCATAACAATTCCCGGAGGCCGGACATTTCTGTAACTGTCAATTACACTACTGGCCACGGTAATTACCCCAAGGGAAACGGCTTCTGTCTGGACTGCGGTCCCTGTCGTAACAAGGATACTTGCCCCCTCAACCCGGTTATTTGCATCACGTTCAAGCTGCAGCCAGATGAAATAATCGTCATCTGTACTGTCAACCGTAATTGTTTGACTATCTGAAATTACTACCCTGTATCCCTGGATAATAGCAACCCCAGCCTCTAAAGTAATTGTCAACCCCCCAGTTGCTCCGCTGAAAGTGAATCCGATTGTACCATCGTCTTTTAATGGAATCGAATTTCGAGGATATTTATTATGAAGAATTCTTGCAATATTCGCCTCAAGATAAAGATTCCCGTCCCCTACAATTTCCGCAATATCAAGTTCTGTTGGAAAAATGGTTGTATCATCTAAAATTCCTGCCGGTACTGGTGTGCCCATTTTATACTCCCCTTTTAATTGGAATATCCCAAATTAATGTTTTTTCGTCATTTAAAATAGCTGGTGTGATCGGTGCCCTGGAAAACATTTTACTAACTGTTTCCCTTAAAAAGAACTGCCCGATTCCTGCCTGCGGATCATTTCTCTGGAACTCAGAAAAAATTGCTGTCTCGTAAAGATTCGTCCCTAATAATTGCCCGGCCGGAAGATATCTAATCACCCGTACCATCGGGGCTGTTACATCGTCGTCAACTTTTTTATGAATAGTTACTCGCCTTGAGGCGTTTCGTCAGACAACTCAGAAACCAAACCCTCCATACTGCTAATTGTAGCGTCGTCAGAGGATCCTAATTTTACATGAGACAAATACTTGCGATTATCGAAAAACTTTAAATCCGGCTGGTTGTTGTTTCGTATAGCATCCCTGATAAGATCAAGCCCATGATCCACCAACAAAGAAGGCAATACCTGGTCATCTCGACTAATAGTAAACTCCCAACCCACCCTTTCCTTTATCCCAAGGCTTTTGTCAATTGCTTCAGGGAGGACAAATCTGGCAATCATTGTGCCCCCATTATATCTGTTAAATAATCCAGCCTCCTTTAAGGTAGATCCGTTCAAGTCACTTTCAGGTTCAATGTACCTCAAAAACCGAGCTGTTCTTTTAAGCGGGTCAACCTCGACCTCGTCCTCATAACTCTTTGTCAGCAAGCCTCTTGCGTCATCTTTACCGCTAAAAGGGGAAACTAAATTAGTCATTGTTGCCGTGGTCGCTGTATCAGATTCGCCTACCTCCAAATGGGTCGGGCCAACATTTTTATGGAAAAGAAGATCCCTGATCAGGGCCAGGCCATTATTTACAACCATATTTTCCCCGGAAATCTCCCTGATTTTTTTGCCGTCTTTAAAACTCTCAACGGTGACTTTGCCTTTAATATAATAATTAGTTTTCTTGTAAACCAAGTTCAAAGGCCTCCGGATAACAGATTTTAGTTTTTCCCACTATCGCAAAACCAACGACAGCACAAACCTCAGTTGACATATCATCAGTCGGCTCAAGTGGGCTGCCGGTCGGAGTCCAACTGAATTCAGTCTCATCCCCATCCTCTACGACAAATTCCTCTTTTTCCAAAAGATTTTCCTCCGGGCTGTTAGATGTAATTACCAATGTTTGCTGCTCTCTAAGTTTAAGCTGCCGGCCGAATAATTCAAGTTTTTTATAAAACTCTTGCCAGCTGCCTAAATGCTCACCAGACAAAAGCGTGGCCTTAAATCTCCATACCTTACTGCCTAAATCAGTTATATTGACTGAGTCAATCATAAAAGCAGTTGAAACAGGCCTGTCATTTTTTATCCCAACGACTCCAAATTCCTGCAAGACAACATCCATCATTTCCCCGGATTTCAAAATAGCTGAATCAGTTGTGAAGTCTACTATCACAGGAATTTTTGCATATCTTCTCAATAGACCATTTGCAAGTTGTTGGGCGTATGATTCACTTTCAATGCTTTCGTCATCATGTACCTGGGCATAAATTCCCGATCCCCCTTCGATATTCGACCTGTCATCAATTGACTTGTCGTCCCGTTCTCTGATCACAATAGGATAAAGGCCTTTGTAATTTACCTCGAGGAAATCAGACGATGTCAAAGGTGTCTCGCCCTTATCCTGAATAATTTCTTTTTCACCTTTCTGGTAATACCATTGAGCAGTTACTCCCGAATCCCGGACAGCCAATGTCTGATTCGCTAATCCACCGCCCCCGACATTTACCTGGATAGCATCATCCGCAATATCACCATCATCATTCAATTTCGGAACACCGATTATATATTCCAAAGTGAATGTGGTTCTGGTACCATCACCAGTAAAGTCATCCTGCCTCAAATCAGTCGTGTCGTTTCCGGCAATTACAAACTGCTCATTCGTGACCTGTTCTCGTTGCCATGTTACTCCAACATCTCCGTATTTAACACCTTTTACACACCGGTCTTTATAATCTTTTAACCATGCACAAAACTCTCCAAGTGTATCCCCTCTGTCCTGTCTGATTGAAAAATCGCTGAATTCCTGCGACCTCGGGAAAAAATGTAACACTTTGAAATAGTCAATATGCCAATGCAATCCAGTTAATTTTGAAAGCTCATCAAAACAACTGCTTGCTTTTTTGTAGGAAAATACTGCTTTGGTTATTGTGATATGTTGGGCATCGTCAATCGTACTTTTTACACCGGAAGTATCTATTTCATCTTCCTGCATAAAAACCTCGACAATATCTTTTATAATATCACCGGCTGCCTGATTCTCGTATATCTTAAAGACCAACCTTCGGTCAGCTAGCTGATTGAAATCAACACACTCGCACCGGAAAAATATTGTCGCTCCCTCAAATTCACTTTTTCCGGATATCCTGTCAATTGTCCCACCAAAAGCCCGTACCCATTCGTCACAAACCTTTAAATCAATCTGAACCTCCATTCCAACTTTAGGGACAAAATCATCCTCAAGCCTTTTTCTTATTGTAAAATGGCAAGTATTCCGATTGTTTAAGCTGTCGTCAATCTCGATTGTATCAACTAAAACATGGTCGATTAAATTCTCAAAGGCAAGTGAGAAAATCATTTTCCCGTCACCGCCATCTGGAAAATACGGAATAGGGAAATACGGCTGTGGAAAAAATTTATTTGCAAACATTAATTATGCCGGTGGTGTTAATACAATAGTGGTTCGGTTATCAGATGAATCAATAGTCACCGACAATCTTGTCGTACTGTTATCATCCATTGCTTTGAAAATAATATTGCTCGTGTCAGCCCCAAGATTTTCACCTGCTAAAACAGAACCGATAATTGAAAGAGCCTGCCTTGCGTTAATCCCTGTTTCAACTGTGATCTGATCCAACCCAGCACTTGAAAGAGCAACCCGGCCATTTGAATAATCAAACCCAGTTAGATGTATATCTAAATTGAAATCATCGGTGCTTGCTGCACCTGTGAAAACTATTTTTGCAGATTCCTCGCCAGTAGCTAAAACAGCATTCGGAATTCCAAACTGGTAAACACCCGGAAGATCCGTCGCATCGACTTCCTTAAAATCTCCACTTCCCCATGTTCCAAGTGTCCCATCAGCAAGGGTGATCTCAGTTGATACGTCATCGGTCTCCCTCATGTAATGGCAAACAAAACTCGCTGTATTATAGGCCAACCCTGTCTTTCCATTTCCAAAACCGTCTGTTATAAAAAGATTAACGATTTTTTGCGTAGTGTCTTTTTTTACCGTAATTTTCATTATATTCTTACCCCTGTATTGACCCTCACGACTGAAGGCATATTTTTAACGACTGTACGAGTCAAAGCCCGTCCATCCATTTCAACAATTATTGTCTGATCCTTATTCGCCCCTCCCATTTCCTCGTCTAAACGATCCAATGGAATAACAGCCTCTCTCCCTTTCTCGCCTATCTCAGCTATCATTGGACTGCTTGCAATTCCACCCTCAGCCAAGCCAGTGAACCCACCAATTAAAGCAGCGCCAAACGAGCCTGCTTTAGGAAGTGCTGCACCGCTTATTCCCAACCCCATCAAAACAGCTTTTACGATAAGTGCTTTTAATAATATCTGGATAAGCATTTGGATAATCATCCTGGCTAAATTCTTCATTAAATTTTTCATAGCCTCAAAGAAACTTGCCCCAGCAAAAATCACCTCCGTAATCGCCTCAGAAAATCCAGCAGAAAAAGCACCCCATAATTGCCCTGCCATTTCCATCAACTGCCCGCTTACTGAATTGAAGCTACCTACGATACTTTCCCAACCACTTATGACACCAGCAGTATGTACTGTCTGGGCCTCTTTCATGCCTGCCCAAAAATCACTGAATAAAGTTTTAGCACCTTCTAGTTTTTCACCTAATCCAGCAAACATTCCGGAAAACATTTCGCCCATACCAGAGGATTCACCCTGACCTTTTCCTCCACCGCCCTTGCCACCTTCAAATGTATCCTTGTCAGGTTTAGGAATTTCAAATTTAAAACCGCCTTTAAGGATATTTTCTGCGTTATTAATCTGGGTGGAAATATTATCCATTGTATTTTTGACAGTATCATCCATGGCCTTTGACCAAGCAAGGCCATCGTCACCAGCTTTTTCAAAAAACTTTTTGAAATCATCACCAGTTGTATTAGTGCCATTTTTTATATCAGCCTTAACTTGGTCAATCATTCTATTTATTGTCCCACCAAATGCCCATGCAGCATTCTGGGCCTCTTCCCAAGATGAACCAGAGGCAACTTTTGCAATCGTAATTAAAGTCTTTCCCAACTCTTTGAAATTTTTCAAAAGTGGAATTAACCAAACACCCATTTTTTTAATTACTTTAGATCCGAAAGAGCCTAACTTAATTGCTAATATCGATACAATATCAATTACCATCTGGATGCCTTTCCATAAAACAGCAAACAAAGCAACCCCGGCTAATATAGGAACACCTATTGTTACAAATGCAGTACCTAAAGTCGCAAGTGCAGGCAAAGCAAGTCCAATCCCTGTTACTATAAAACCAAGCCCGGCAACAACAGGCCCTATCACTGCTGAAAACCCAGCAAAAATAACCATCGTTTTTTTAGTAGCGGCATCTAAACTCGCAAACCATTTAACAAGGTTTTTCATTTTAGCCACAAAAGGCAATATGGCCTCAGCTATGATATCTCCGAACTGTTCAAACAAATCCCCCAATGAATTGCTAAACTGCTGTAAAGCACCTCCTTTTGTCTGGGCAAGAGTCCTTGCCATTCCTCCGAACTTAGAAGTTAAAGCAGCCGTTAATTGTTCAAGTTTCTGCTCTTTGGTACCCGTTGCATCTATCTCAACCCCATACCTCGCAAGGGCATTTGTACTGCTTCCAAGTGTTTTGCCAACCAAATTAAAGGCTGTTTGAAGATCAACGCCCATTGCGGCAGCGAAATCCTGAACGCCTGGGGTTATTTTTTTCAGTCCTTTTTCATCCAAATCAGCAAGTGATTGCAACATAGCTAATCCGGAAATAGTTGCCTCATCGCCGAAAGTAGTTACTTGCTGTAATTCAGAAGCATAATCAAAAAGGGCACTTGCCGAAATCTCACTTGCCTTTCCTGTAGCTATAATAGCCCCTCTTAATTTCTGTTCAGCTTTTTCCTGGGTAAGAAATGTCTTTACCGCAACAGCCGAGAAAGCCACAAGGGGAGCTGTGACACCTACGCTCAAAGACTTTCCGATGTTCTTTAATCTGCCTCCAAATGCTTTTACAGAAGCAGAAGCCTTTCGGATTCCTTTTGTAAAGTCTCTCATATCCAAGCCGAGTTTTACAATCATTACGTTTCTTGCCATTTTTTCCCCGTATCTCTCTCAAACTTTTTCTTTAAACTTTCAAGTTTCTTTTTCTTAACTTCTTCCGGAAAAAGGATATCGTCCAATTGTTCGCCGGACTTAGGCCCTTCCTTCTCTTCTTCCTCTTCGTCCACGAATTTAAATAATTTTTCTGCGTCAAGCCTTCTTTTGGAATGAGGCTGGACAATTGCACAAACCTTGGCCGTCTCCCATTTCTTTTCAGAAACATTCCTGTCCTCAAAGCCCTTTATCTTGCATCTGTACTCAGTAATCGTGAACCGGTAAAAATCCCACGGAAGAAGGCCAAGGACTCCGAGTGCATATTCCATCTCGCCCTTAACCCATTCCGTAAAATTATCATATACCTTTACCTTTGCTTTTTTTTTTTACCGTTTTTCTCCCCTTCCTTTACCAGGGATGAAATGATCCCAGATGCCCTGAAAGCATCCATAATCTTCACCATCACATCTGTAACATTCCCTCCACTGTCGCAAAAATCCTGAAGAAGTTCACCAGCACTTTTAGGCGTAAGGCTTTCGTCATCGTCCGATAAAGCACCCCATAACAAAAGCCTTAAAAGGCTAAACGGAAATGCAGCCCCTTCCCTTTCCGACTTAGGCAAAACACTAAGCAAAGAAATCTGTTTTCCATTTCCATCTTTCCCTAAATCAGCCTCGATATCACAAACGGAATTCATTGTGAATTTCAATTTTCTTGGCCGATCCATTAACAAAACTACTTTTTCCATAACTAATCCTCTCCCTTAAATTAGATTAAATTAAGAAATAGTGCCCTTTGTGATAGCACCAGTTCCCGTGATCTCGTAACTCATATCCGCTGCATCGTCATTCGGTGCATTGAGCTCCTGAGAATTTACATAAGCATCGCCCCAATACTGATCAAGCCCAGTAGTATCTTTAGGGTTGAACTGAACCCTTACCTTAGTGTCGCCAGTTAAAGCTGTAAAAGCCTTTACCTGACCTGCGTCAGCAGCAATATAAAGATTACCGCCTGAGAGTTTCCAGTTTTTCAAACCGGCGATATACTCTCTCCACCCACCTGAATCATGGCTGGTTGCATCAATGATTTCATTTTCAACAGTCAAGGTCATGTCCCGAATTTCAGCAATCTTGCTGTAATTAGAACCGCCATCGGTTGAAATGTAGATCTGTCCATCAAATCCGGGAATTGCACTTGTCATTTTACTTTCCTCCAAATATTAAAAAAATTATTTACTTCCTTACTTCATCCTTACAACGGCCAAAGAAATATCTGTGTCCGTATCAAAATCAATATTAACAAGACCGTCTGACTGATTAAAAACCTCTGGAGGGAATGGGCCACTGAAATAATCAGTATCAGCTGCAACTGACTGGACAACATCACCTGTCCGACGATAACTGTCTGCAACTGAGGCAACTGTCATTGATCCTGAGGCACTTGAACCACCCTTCAAAATAATAACTTCTTTACCGGTATTTTCAAATGCCATATCATTTGTGGCATCGGCAGCCGTGAAAACGATGTCATTAACATCGTGGCTTAAAAAATCTTGTACTGCAATTTCAGTCCTTGCCATTTACTTCTCCTAAAAAAAATTAAGTTCTCTCTGTTGCTTCTTGAATTTGTATCCTGTACCGGCAAACCGCTTGCCTGCTTTTCCCATCTCTATCCGTGATCATTGTCGTTTCCTCAAAATAGCAAATAGCATCTCGCATATCAGCTACCGGAAACATTTTATTCGCAAGCAGTCTTCTAATATCACTTTCAATTGAGAAAGTATTTTTATTAGATAAAGCACCTTGCACTTTATTTTCCCATATTTTAATATCGAAAAAATCTTCTTCTCCGTTTCTGCAATGAGTCTTCCAATCAGTCACTAAAATATCGCCTATCGTTACATAAGGATATTTAGCTGTGCCTTGGGGAGCATTCTCATATACCCCTGTAATCTTTCCCATTAAGGTGGAGTCAGCAAGAAAAATTGCTCTAATCGCAACCTGAAGATTCCAAGTGCCACTGCTCACAGTCTTCTCCTTTGCAAAATCGACTTAATCCTTCTCCGGAAAACCGGGATCTCTTTAAAATAAGCCGGGTACAAAGACGGCCTTGCTTTCATATATTTCGTTCCAAACTCGATATGTTTTGCATACTCAGCCATGTGAGTGCCTTTCCCTGAATGGTTTGCTTGGGGAGTGTCCTCAACGTCCCCGACCTCGCCAATTAATTTATCCGGCACAAAATTTATATTAACACTCGCCCGATATCGACCCGTATCAACAGCAGGCCAATTCTTTATCCGCTGTTTCGCATCCCGTTGGATAGCAAGAATGCTTTCAGCAACAGCATCCCGGCTCTCTTTTT